GAACTTTCTAATGCAGCTATAGCTAAATTGTGTGCTCTATTTTGTGCATTTTCTGATGAGGTATTAACCCATGCAGCTTCATCTCTCCATTGTTGCCATAGTGCTGACATTGCAAAGTTAGATAAGTTTAAAAGGTTTTGTGCGTTTAATTGGTTTGTTGCGTTTGTAATTGTTGTGTTAGCTGTATTCAAAGTTCTTCTCCATTCAACATTAGATTGATCTATTACTCTTTGATTCTGTTGATTGAATTGTTGTCTTTGATTTTCTACTTGTGCATTAAACTGATTTAATACTTGTGCTCTATCAGCGTTTGCTTTCTCTACAGCTATTTGGCTACCAGCATTTAAGCCAGATATTTTATTACCCTCTACCACACCAAATTGATTCATAGCATCTGCTCTTGCAGCATTTTGTAAATTTATTTGCTGCGATAGATTAGAATAAAATTGATCTACTTGGTTTTGACTAGTAGCATTAAATTGTCTTGCTGCATTATTAGCAGCTTGATCTGATAATAAAAATGCTTGCCTAACATTTAAATTTTGTAAACTTGATTGTTGTTTATTGGACAGATTAGCCATGTCCATTTGGAAATAACTATTAGCATTTGTTATATTTGCTTGTTGCCTATTATTAAGATTCTGAAATATCATATCTTTATAGGTCTGAGCATCTGCTTGTGCTATAGGTATAGAAGCAGTTAATAAACCATCTGCTAATGCTTCAGCCATCATAGAACTAGAACTTAGTCCTCTTTCTGCCATAGCTGTTTGTGTAGCTTTTGCAACACCTCTTAGGTATGCTGGTAATGCTGAACCAGTTTGTAAGGATGTTTGTATGTCTTGATTAATACTTTCTAGCTGTCCTTTAATTGTAGCTTGTGGATCAATAGTTCCTGTTGCAGCTACTGCAGGTGCAGTTAATCCTGTCATTTGTGCAGCTGTCATAGTAGGAGTTTGTCCTGCTACTGTTGCAGCTGTTATAGATCCTGGTGTTGCCGCAGTTTGTTGGGCAGCCATTGTAGCACCAGGGACTGTAGCCGCTGTTACTGTTGGCACAGTTCCAGGTGTAGGTGTAGCTGCTGCTACTGTACCTTGTACCCCAGGAGTTGCTATAGCTTCACCAGGTTGCACTTGTTGCAACTGTGGTGTTACCATCGTGCCAGTTGGTAAGTTAGGTGTATTTAATAAAGTATCAATTACAGATATAACTTTACGACCACCAGCTTGTTCCATCGTTGTTGGTTGTAATGCACCTTCTGGCAATGTTGTAGTGTTGGGTGCGTCTGTTGGTTCATTAGTAGGTGGGCCACCAGGCATCACTGGTAATAAAATTCTTTCTGTCACTCCATCTCTTCTGACTACCATTCTTATCTCCCTTGTCTATTATATTTTTTATACATTCTTTTTTCGTCTTTATTTTTTGATTTTTTGTGTACTCGTGGTCGTTTCTTAGGCTTTGGTCTTTCAACGTATGCCTTAAACTTTTTAGCCATTATGGTTTAGTTGGCCACGTAGCATTTTCACATTTTTCTACAGTATCTTTACCTGCAGGAAAATCTCTTAGTTCCTGTCTGTATGTTTTCATGTCATCTGACATAGTAACATCAGATAAAGCATAGTAATCAGTCTCAGCAAGAAGTCTATTTCTTTTAGCTCTAAGATTAGCTAAAGCTCTAGCAGGGGCTGCATCTGCCCATGCTTGTTCTTCAGCATCTCTAGCTGCTTCTTCTTCAGCTGTAAACTGTACTTTGTTACCGTTTATATTATGATATCTTGGCATTGTGTTTTTCTCCTTAATTAATTCCGTATAGGCAAATATCTCCAGCGTCTATGTTGCCACTAGTCATTTTAAATCTTACTCTTGTTAAAGCTGTAGTCGTATTAAAGTAACCAGCTACGTTAAAATTTTGTGAATAGGTGTCAATAACATTATTTGTAGTTGCTAAAAAATGTTTAACAAATGTAGTTGATGCAGGTTCAAATATACGCAAATAACCAACTGTGCAATTGTCGTTATCATGGCCAGTATCATCAACAAGTGTTTGAAAACTAGTTCCTTGTGCTTGATCTATTCCAGCCATATATCCTAATGCAGCGTCATTTCCAGCTTCATTATGATATGATCTGAATATACTACTTGTAATAGTTTGATTAAAATTTGTATTTGTTCCTGTATCAACTTGAAAAGTAAAATCCTCGCTACCTCCTGGTGCATGTATATCTTTAAAAGTAAACACATATTCTTTGTATGTAGAGTCAAAAACTACATCACTAGAACCATTGATAAAAGTCAAATCACTACTAGAACTAGCAGTTAACTTTTTAATAAACACCATAGATCCAGTATTCAAAGACCCAAAGGATGATACCGATCTAACTGCTCTATCATTAAGTGTAACTATGCTCATTATGAATCCTTTATTCCATAGAGTTTAAATGTACCAGAATCTATATTGCCACTAGAAAATTTAAATTGTATTTCATCTATAGCACTTGTAGTATTTATGTATCCTGCTGTTTGTAATCTTGTTGAATAATTAGAAGCATTATAATTATTTGATGATGCAATAAAATGTTTTACAAAAGTTGTAGATGCTGGGTTGAATAAATGAAGTTCTCCAGAAACAGATTGGTCATTATCATTACCTGTATTATCACCTAAATTTTGAAAACTAGTTCCTTGTGCTTGATCCATACCTGTATTATATGATAATGCAGTTCCACTATCACCCTCATCGTGATATGCATTAAAAGTAGTTGATGTAATAGTTTCATTGTAGCCACTACCACCAGATGCATTTGCTTGAAAAGATAAATTAGCACCGTCTGTTGCTGGATGACAGTTTATATATTTAAACAAATAAATAGGATAAGTAGAATCCAATACTACATCATCACTACCATCTACGAATGACAATGTAGCACTAGAACTAGCAGTTAAAGTTTTAATATGTGTTAACGCTTTAGCTGCCCCAGGTATGGCTGAGATATTTCTAATGCTTCTATTGTTATAAGTTACAATTGACATTATGAAACCCCGTATAATTTAAATGTTCCAGCATCTATGTTACCAGAGTCAAATTTAAATTGAACACCATCAATCGCTGTTGTGGTATTACAGTATCCAGCTACAAAAAAATTAGTATTTTGAAGTCCACCATCATCTACCATCGCATGAGAATTTGCTATAAAATGTTTTATAAAAGTTGTAGACGATGGGTCAAATAAATTAAGTGTCCCAGATACTGATCCATCGTTGTCATTTGTTACAGAGTATGCTAAATTTTGAACCCCTGTACCTTGAGCTAAATCACTTCCCGATGCATATTGAAGAGTTGCTGGACTATCATCTTCTCCATGATGAGCAGTAAAAAAAGTTGTTGTTTTAGTTGCATCATAAGCTGTGCTACCATCTCTAAAATTAACAGTAAAATCTTGATTATCCGTTGCTGGATGCACGTTAATATATTTTATAATATATTCTTTGTAGGTAGAATCTATTCCACTTGTAAATTCTACTGTAGCACTACTACTAGCTGTTACTGTAGATATCAATACTAAGCTACTACCAGAAACACCTGAAGGAAAACTGGTAATGGATGCCATGGATCTGTCATTGCATACATTGATTGACATGGGTTATGCTCCAAACAATGCTGCTATCTCGTCATCTGTTAATGCTTGTCCAGCTTTTAATTTAGCTTTACCTGATGTTCTTGCATTTGCTTTAGCTGTATCAGCATCTTTTAATTCTTGTATTTTAGCATTAATGTCAGCCTCACTAGGTATTGTTGCACCTTCTTTTATAATTTTAATATGCTGGTATTGCATACGTTCAGAGTTAGGAATTTTATTTCCATTATCATCTTCTTTTTTCCAACCATACCAATTAGGCTTGTCGGTATTAAATTCTCTTAAAGCAGCTTGAAAATAATCTTTAATCATTTTACGTATCTCCTAATCTTATAAATGTAGCATGAGTTTCGTTTTGACTTGTTGAACCTCTTAAAATAGTACCTGAAGTTGATCTATAGTATCTAAATTTACATTTATGAGTTGAGGTATCAGTAACATCAAAAATAAATTCTGCCATTCCAACACTATATACACCATTACTATGCATACTTGCATAAGTTGCTGTTTGTTGTGTGTAATCAGAATTATTAACTGTTGTATTAATTTTTACATCCACTGCACTATCTGCTTGACTACCACCAATTACATCATAAATAATTCTTATTAAATAAATTCCTGTTGACGGAAAAGTAAAAATACCTGATGATTCTGTCATTCCAGTTCCCAGTTGTCCAAAACCAGAGTTATCATTTCTTTCCCAATTTGAATCAATATCTTGATTTCCACTACTTGACATTGAATTATCTGCGGTCAATCTCCATTGGTCTGCCATTGTAATTCCACCACCTTTAATTAATGAGTAATCAATTCTTTTAATCGTACCTGCATCTGAAACAAGAAATTCGTCTGTATCGTCAGGCTCAGCTGTTAAAGCTGTTTGCCCTGAGATAACATCATTATTTAATTTAGCAGCAGTCACAGTATCATCAGACGGCTGGCCCAAGTCGAGCACGTTACCTAATATTTGAACGAAGTCAATTACATCCCCTGTCGCCAGATTCGAGGCGAAGGTCATCGTACTACCTGAGATTGTAAAGGATGATCCTGGTTTT